AGCGATACCGGCCTTCGTGAGGATATCCTCAACATTGCCTATCGCGGACTTGAGGATGTCCAGAATCCTAGATAGGGAATCCTTATCCACCGTTTCCAGATCACCTCCCCGTTCAGCCTGAGGGGCAGATTTGTTTATCCTGTTCACTATCTCGTTTATGAACTCGTCCAAAATAGTAACTAGATTAGTATCATCTGTAGAGTTCATTTGCAAGTCCGGATCTTCAGACTTCGACATGGACACCTTCCACTCGTCTGGCAGCAGATCCGTCCTGCCGAGAGCACGAGCCCTTCGGATAATCCAACGCTTGACCCGCTCCTTGTCACTGGCTCGACCGTATGCGCGGATGGCGTTCTGTAGGTCTTCTACCGTGACGATCGGGTAACTCCCGTCCGGCAACGCCAGCCCTTGCCGAGCGAGTCGTTTACGTTCCTTATCCGAGAACTCACGCTTCTCGATCACTTCGGCTTCCTCGTCCATGAGGGGAGACACCTCCTTCGTCATCTCTGATTTCTGGGTGACGTTGCCGTACACCTCGATAGGTTCAATCTCTTCTGGCTCTACGCGTTTCTCGAAGAGATTACAGACGTAGTTCGCGGATATGTCGTACTCCACCTTCTCGCATTTGCCGAGGTTCTGGAGGTAGTGCATACATCCGGCGCACGAATATCCGCCATCAGCGACGCGATAGTTGACGGATGCTTTCGTGACCTTGCCGGTATCATCCACGGCCTCTTCCTGTAGTTTGCTCAGTTTATCCTTGAACTCCTCTACCATCTTGCGGATATCTCCTTCATCGGGCCGCTCATACGTGGTCGCCACGTGGATCATGGTTTCCGGGCACGTCGGGCATTCGGCATCGGAAACGTCCGAGACGACCTTGGCTACGTCACATGTATCGCAGTAGAAGATGAACCGCTCGATGGGAGCGTCATCGGCCAAGACATCGGTCGCCTCCAAGGCCCCATCGGCGAACTTCACGAGGGATGTGCGCTCCACCCCGTCGAACAGGGCAAGCGGGTTGGCCGGATTGTCCACCACCGATAGCTCGCCTAGGGTGTATTTCGTAATCCGCATGACCTGGCGGCGTGCGTAGATATCATTGTCGGACTTTATGATCTCCGGCCGCTTCTCGAGCACACGACCGCCGAGCGAGAACCCTTTCAGTGTCCCGTCGAGGATCTTCTCCCAGGTGTCTTGGGCGCCCTTGGAGATATACGCCTTGACGTACATGCCACGGTATTTCTTCCCATCGACTTCCCGTTCGCGTTCCTCGACGTGGAGCGCCTTCCCAACGGCTTTCGGGCCGTGCATCTCGCGGATATTGCCGAGCCAGTTACGGAAAGCCTGTCGGGAAGCTTCGAAATCAACTATCTCTCCAGATGAATCGATGTTGTCTAGGGTCGCGAAACCCTCTACCGTCCTGTTTTTGATGTCGATCTTTTCGAATGGGATACCTATCGCTAGGTTGTCATCTTGTACCTGTATCTTCGTCATAACCCTCTTCGCCGCGAACCAGGCGATCTTCGCGGCCGCCTCGTCATCTTTCCCCTCGGCTTTGGCCGAGTTGAATGCTGCCACCCAGGCGCGTTTCGCCTTGGGCGAAAGCCCCCGGATGCCTGGATTTCTCTTCTCCGCTTCGGCAACGTTACGGTACGGCATTCAACATGAAGATGAAACATCTAAAGTAAAAAGGCAAATGTCAAACCTCTACCGCCCATCTCCATCCGCAACGTTGGCACTCCAACTCTATCTGCGGCCCGGAAATCTTCAACACGTAAGCGCAGCAATGGTTGCATACCGGGCAGTGATATCCGCAAGATTCCCCACTCATCGTCTCCTCTCAGGGGCGCCCCGATCTTGTTCCGCCCCGCGTTCTGCCTGGAGGGGGCCGCCATCGGTCGGACGGAGCCTGTCGGAGGTCTTCCTGCGGTTGCCCTCTGCCTGTCCGACCGGGTTGTTGCCCGCCGACACCGTTCCGGGCACGGGGAGGAAGTCCTCGCCTTCTGGTACGGACGGGAACCCGAGCGCGTTGCGGACCTCGTTCGGTTTGAGGACCCTGGTGCGCAGGTATCGGTCATGGAACCGACTGCGGACATCCTCATCGATGATGTCTGCTTCCTTGAACTTCAGTCGGAACGCTCTTGAACCTGATAGTTCTTGGAAGAAGATGTTCATCTTCTTTTCCAGCCGCCGTTGTTCCGGTCGGCAGACCTGCTCCTTGAACGTCCTGTCGGCGTCCCGTGAGACGGCGAGGTTCGTGTCCTCGTAGATGCCCACTTTGGGCGGCGGGACACGGTGGACCATGAGGACTTCGAGCCTGGATTCCCTGATGAAGGTCACGAATGACTGTTCCTGAGGTCGTACCTCGATGGGCTCGAATCGGGCATCGACGTTCTGGTTTATGCCAGCTGGGAGCGGGATGTACAAGGTTCCGTGGTGCTTGCCCTTGAGTTCGGTCCTGAAATACTCCTTCAGCGTGCGTTCGGCCTCCTGGGACAGCCTGACCCCCTTGGTGATGAAGGCGTACCTCGGGACAGCCTTGTTCTCGAAATAGTCGATGTTGTATTCCTTCGCCATCGCATCGCCCATGACCGCTGGCATGGCAGCGATGATGTCGGGGATTCCGTAATAGGTTGAGTTCGGAGAATACTTCTTGAAGTGGATTATCTCGTTCGGTCTTGGGTCGTTCTTCAGGGGGTTCGGTGTTTCCAAATCACGGAAGTTCCGGAAGAACACGTACTTGTTCCCAACGACCTGGATAAACCCGTCCCTGTTCGCTCGTATCCGTATCGTGTGGGCCGGGATATGGCCGATATACCCAATCTTGCCGGAAAGGTTCCGCCCGATCTCGAGATACCCGTTTCCAAGTGACTCTACATCTGTCCATATCTTCACCATAATCTCCGAGAACTCGTCATCGTCATTGAGTTCTTCGAGGAGTCGCTGAAGCCGTATCCGCTCCTTCTTCAGCTCAGTCGTGAGCTTCTCGAGTTTCTGTTTGTTCCCTTGGAGACGTTCGATCTTCAGCTCGGTTTCCGAAGAGTTGATGATGTCGTACCCGAGACCACAGATGTTGATGGCCTTAGCGGTCACCGCCGCATTGTGGGCCGCGTTCTTCTCGTAGAGCTTGGCGAGAGCCTCCAGGTTGTAGGGCGGAGGCACGAGCTGGAAGACATCGTATGCGGTGAGCGCTTCGGCATCTAAAGACTTAGATTTCGCCTCTCGCGTCGCCTGTTTCTCTAGCTTAGAGATATCTTTGCGAAGATCATCAGGAAGTCCATCAACATGAAGTTCGAAGAATGGGTCATCGAATTCAGTTTTCTGAGTTGAGTGCGTACTTAGGATGTCCAGGTCAATCTCTACGAATCCTTCACTGAAATCCTCATCCATCTTCCTTCATGATCTCCTTTGCAGCTTCGATGGCCTCGCGCTCGTCGGGGATTTGCCCGGCCAGGAGTCGCTCCATCTGGGTGTCGTACTCCATATGCGTGACCTTCCGACCGCGCCGCCACACCGGCTGACCACCTTCGATGCCGTAGTACCTGGCAGCGGCCCTCATATTCTTCTCGACCTCTGGATCGCCCATCCGTTTGGACTCTGCACAGAGGAACTCGCCATCTTCGTTGACCACGTATCTACCGTTCTCATCGAGCCAGAGGCAGATGAAGGTCTGGTTGGGTGGAACCCATAATTTCGACATAAATTACTCCATTTTTAGGACTTTCTTGATGGAATCATAGCGTTTCTCGATGAAAAAGGCAAGATTCAGCCGGAAATCGGGCTAATCATCCATACAGGATAACTGTGACCCAAAGTTGCCCTTCGTCTCCGAAGGCGACACCGACGGCAACCTTGCGTACATCACTAGCGAGGATGTTCTGGCGGTGATATTCAGATGCCATGAATGCCTTGTGCAATGACCGAACGGACAGCCCGACGCCTATGTTCTCCCTCACGACTTTCCATACGTCCACACCTTCAACGGCAGTCGAGAGTGGGTCGCTGTGGTACAAGCGGTTTTCCGCGAGCATCTTCTTGCTATGCCTCTGAGCGTTGATGAATACCTGGTCCGGTGCGTGCTTTAATCTCGGGAGGCCACGCAATAGTCGTGTTCTATTGATGCGGCGTATGAATGCACGCTCCTGATCATTTATCATGCTGTATCGCCTCCCGCCCAATCCGGTGGTTCCGCGCCGTTCCATGGAACGGTGAACGTCTCGTGGTAAGGCTCTCCGCCCCACTTGGCGGTATACCTGTCTCGGTTACGGCGGAAATTGATATGATGCCGCTCCACTTCATGCGGGCTCATCCGCTTCAAGGTGACACTCTCTAGATGAACTGATTGGCCGGGTATCTCTTTGTACCTGTTTGGGTCTTTCAGTTTGATGCGGTAGTACCAATCATTATCTTCGAAGTACGCCGGATAGAACCCTTCATCCCAGTATCCAACTTCATCAAAGACAACCGGATCGATAGCGAAGAACGCAAGCCCACCGAGCTGTACGGAGACGACCCACTTGTCCTCTTCTATCAGCGTCGTGAGGAGCCGCTCGATGTCGTCTCCCTTGATGATCACATCATCGGCGGCGTAGATGATGTAGTCACACCCATCCCGCAATGCCCAACGGAAGCCTTTATTAAGTGCGCCAGAAACCGATAACCGGAAGTCGAGATTCGGTACGATGTAAACCTCCTTGTTGGGATGGGGCCAGCACTCATACAAGCTCTTCATGTGGTCGTACATGAGATCCCAATGGCCGACCGTTAAACATACGAATCCTATCCTGAATCTCATCAGGTCTATCGACATACTCTTTCATGATAGAACCAGTCTCGTCTGAATACATAATCTCACTTAGCCCAGAAGCGATGATGGCCCAATAACAGGCACGACACGGCCTCGCCATGGCAAGTCCGTTCTTGTTCACCCGCACGACCAAGATGCCTCGACCTTGTTTCCCGGAAGATCGAAGTAGTGCCTGTATCTCGGCATGGATGAAGATCTTCTGCGCCCCGGTCAGCGCCGCTTGGACGGGATGGGTCTTCACATAGGAGTTGGTCCCGAACGATATCGGGTTGTGTTTATCGTCATAGACCATCGCTGCAAGACGGTACCGCCCGTCCACAGATGCAGCCATATCGATGAGTTTATCGACGAACCTGGGTTTCATATCACCAGCTCGGAGTGATGTAGCGGATTACCAGCTCAGCGATGCGACTACGGTCCTCGACGGTCAGCCACCACCCGACAGGGATGCAGGTCATGGTGGAGAACCACCTGTCTAGGTTCGGCAGTGGCTTCCGGTATGCTTCGAAGGCGGTGTAGTTGTCGTTCCGGTTGTGTACCTTCGACACCGAGATGCCGTTGTTGAACATGAATCGCTCGAAATCGGATGGGTCCGGTACGTGGATGGTGTATATCCAGTAAGATGGGTCTACATCACCTGGTGGGACTTCCACCAGTTCGCCGTAGAGTGAGAAGATGTCGTTGTAGTACCTGGCGTTCTCGCGGTGTTTGGCCAAGACCTCATCGACGGACTCGAGGTTCCCGAGCCCTATCGCGGCAGCGATATCGTTCATGTGCAGTTTATCGCCGATCTCATAGACGTTCTGGAGACATCGCATCCTGTCCCCGGAAGTGCGATCGAGACCGTACCACCTGAGCAGTTTGGCCCGCTCGTACTGAGACGCGGGGGTGACGAGCAGCCCCCCATCGCCGGTGGTGAGGTGCTTGATGGCTTGGAAGGAGAAGGCGGTGTAGTCGGCGCATGCAGCGACGGGACGGCCATGGTACGTCGCGCCGAAGGCGTGGGCGGCATCCTGGATGATCGGGATATCGTGGGTACCCCTCGCCGGAGCTGCATCAATCGCCTTCCGAAGCGCATCGAAGTCGCAAGGGATGCCACCCCAGTCGACAGCCATGACCGCTTTCGTGTTCTGCCTTATCGACTCACTTACAGACTCAGGATCTATGTTGCCGTACTTATCGATATCAGCCCATACGATGTCTGCCCCGGTGAGCGTGATAGCGGCATTGGTAGCCAAACAGGTCATCGGGGTGCTCACCACCGAATCCCCAGGCCCGACCCCGATCAATCGGAGTGCGAGCGTGAGCGCGGCCGTTCCGGAGTTCACCGTTACCCCGTAACTGAAACCAAGCTTCTCCTTCAGACGCTCCTCGAACTCCTCGACGCGGGCTCCTTGGCCGATGTAGCCGGAACCGAGAACGGTTCTCACCTTGTTGACGGCCTCAGGATTCATATGAACTTTGAATTGCGGAATCATCGAATTCTTCCTCCAATACTCCCATCAATACGTAATCTTTGAACTCTCCATGCCTGAATATATGCTGCCTGAATCGTCCCTCCTCAACGAAGTTCACCGAGCGATAGACCCGTTGGGCGGCGATGTTGTCTTCGAGAACCAAGAGCCATAGCCTGTGCATCCCCAGTTCCCGTATGGCATACCTACAGAGTAGGGCGAAGAGTGGTTTTGCGTGGCCGAACCCACGGTACGGCTTGAACACATCCAGCCCTACGGCGGCA